CTTCTCTTGAGGAGGGGTGATGGCAGGCCGCCCAACCGACTGCACACCGACGACCACCGCCGCCATCTGCGAGGCGCTGAAGTTGGGCCTGTCGATCCGCGCCGCTTGTGACAGCGCCGGGATCAACCAGTCGAGCTATTTCGAGTGGCGTTCGCGTGCTGATGAGGGGCCGCCCTACTCCGAATTCTCCGAGGAGACTACGCGAGCCCGGCGCGCTGGCCGGATGTCGCTAGTGAAGACGGTCCGGACCGCAGCGCAAAGCGACTGGCGCGCGGCAACGTGGATGCTCGAACGCATGGACCCGGACAACTTCAGCCGGCGGACAGAGGTCACCGGCAAGGAGGGCGGCCCGATCCAAGTCATCGTCTCGCCCGGCCTTCTCGCCGACCTGCCCGACGACGAATGACCCGCTACGAGGTCCGGACACGGGCCGACTACGACGCGCTCCCGCCGGCCATCCAGGCCAGCGTCAGGGCTGAGGCTCGGGCGCACCGTCAGCGCCGGTCGTTCGGTTGGTGCCTCGAACAGCGCGGGATCAGGCTGTCGGCGTGGCAGGGCCAACTGGCCGAGGTGCTGGAGTCGGTGGCGCATGACGCCATGTCCGGACACGGGCGCAACGTCATCCTCGAAGCGCCGCCCCAGGTCGGCAAGTCGTGGCTGATCGTGAGCCAGTGGATCCCGTGGTGGCTTCGGCTCTACCCGCAAGCCCGGTCGATCGTCGTCGGGCATGACCAATCGCTTGTGCGTCGGCTGTCGCAGGATGGCCAGGACGCATACGTGGAGTGGGCTCCGACGTTCGGGCGCGATGGTAAGGGCCGGACGTGGACTTCGGACGAGTGGACCACGGACAGCGGCGGCCGAGTCCTGACCCGCGGCGTCGGCGGCAACGTGACCGGCGGCGGCTACGTCGTCGGCGTGGCTGACGACCTGATCAGCATCGGCGACACCGGGCGCGCAGCGAAGGACCTCGCGTGGCGGGTGTTCCGTCGCCAGCTCCTGAGCCGCCGGAACATCGGCGCGGCAACGGTGCTCATGGCCCACCGCGTGGCTGATGACGACGTCACCGGACGCTGGAAGAAGCACAACGACGAGAACGACATCCCCTACGAGGTCCACACTTGGCGCATGGTCGCAGAGGAGGACGAAGGGTGGCGCGATGCCGGTGACCTGTTGTGCCCCGAGCGCGTCGGCTGGGACATCGTCAGAGAGGCGCAGGCGGACCCGTGGTTCTACTCGACCACCTACCAGCAGCGCCCGACCAAAGAAGGCGGCGCGGTCATCCAAGAGGCATGGACCGCGCACCGCTACCCCGGCCGCCCCGAAGACGTACGACGCACATGCAGCGCGGTCTACATCGTCATCGACCCCGCAGCCAAGACCGCCGAACGCAACGACCCGAGCGCGATCGGCGTGCTCGGGGTGTGCGGCGGGGACGTGATGGTCCTGCATGTGGAGGCCGAGCGGCGCGACTACCCGGCGCTGCGGCAACGGGTGCGCGACCTGTCGACGGCGTGGAGGGCGTCGGGCGTTCTCGTTGAGGACACGTCGGTTGGTCAGGCCCTAGTCCCCGACCTCCGCGCGATGGGGCTGGCCTGTCACGCTGTCGGGGTGGCTGGCAAGGGCGACAAGGTCGCGCGCATGCAGCCGCACCTCATCCGGTGGCAGTCGGGGCAGATCAAGCTCCCCGAGTCCGCGCCGTGGGTCGCGTCGTTCGTCGGCGAGGTCTGCGCGGTCCCGGACGCGGCGCACGATGACCAGTGGGACATGATGTCTATCGGGCTGAGCTACCTTGCCGGTTTGTCGCTGGCTGTGGTAAGGCCATTCCGAGTCAGTGGGGTGTGAGATGGTGGCAGGCCAGCCGATCGACCGGACGCGGATCCGCTCAACCGTCCCGACCGCGGCGGACGGGGGCCGGTTCTGGCCGACGACGCGAGAGGGGATCGTTCTGGAGTACGAACGTCGCATGGAGGCGGCGCTGGGGCTGGCATACCGGGACGACGAGGTCCGCCGACTCAATCTGTTCCGCGCGCTCGACTCGTCCGATCGTCTCATTGCTGAGACACGGCGCGTGCTGCCGCTGATTCGCTTTGTCGTGGGCGTCGACGCTGCGGCGCTGGCGACCCGCGGTCTGTCCTGGCGCGTTGCGACCGACCGCGTGGATGAGCCTGACGAGGTCCGGGTTGCGGCGCTGGCGTCCATGGCTGAGGACGTGTGGTTGCGGTCGCGCGTGCCGGTGCTCGTCCATTCGTGGGCGTGGGACGTCTGCGCGGTCGGGGCGTGGTATCTGGAGGTCGTCCGCTCGGACATGGGCGCGGTCATCATGGCGCACGCCCCGAGCCGCGTCCGGATCGAGCGCGACCCGCTCGGGCTCCGCATCACGCGGGCGATCATCGATGTCGAGTACACCGACCCGCCGACCCCGTCCCCGACGTCAGGCGTCTATGAGGGCGGCGGCGAGCGGCACACCTACCGGCGCATCCTGACGCCGACGGAGATCACGGTCTACCTGGACGGGGTCCGGCAGACGGACGAGAGCGGGACCAACACGCTCGGGGTGGTGCCGATCGTCCCGATGGTGTTCCGGCCTGTCGGGGAGTACGAACTACCGACGTGGGCAGGCGATGGCGCGGAGGACGCGGTCGCCATGATCGACTCTATGCTGACGCAGATCCAGGTGGTCGGCGGGCGCAACGCGAACCCGCTCTTGGTCGCGCTCGGGGCTCAGATTGCGGAGGGGTCCGCGCTGACCCAGGTCGACCGCACCGCCAGCCTGCCGACCGGCGCTGATCTGAAGTGGCTGGAGGCGACGCTACAGGGGATCCGCGAGCTGGGCTCGGCGGCTGAGATGCTGTTGGGCCACGTCATGGAGTCCTATCCGGAGTTCTTGTTCGTCGACGCCGGCGCCTCGTCATCGGGGACCGCGCTGTCCTACCGAGCGGGCGCGTTCGTGGCGAAGATCGAGCCGGTCCGGATGGCGTTCTATGAGGCGCTGTCGACCGCGCTCGGGATGGCGGTGGCGATGGATGCGGGTGTTCCCTGGACCCGGGCGGCCGACGTCTACAAGGTCGACGGCGGGTCCGCGCTCCCGCAGGACGTGGGCGCGATGGCTGACCTTCTGCGCGTCCTTGTCGCCGATGGGCTCATGCGCCCGCAAGACGCGGTCGCCAAGCTCCAGACGGAGGGCGTGCTACCTGACGACTTGGAGCCCGCCGCCTATCTGGCCGAGGCGCAGGTAGCGGCGGCCGATCGCGACGCCGGGCAGATCCGGACGGCGATGGCGGTGGCTGAGGCGGCTAGGGCGCTGGAGGTCGTGCCGGTCATGGCGCCCGTCGCGGTGCCTGACGCCGACCTGTCGGACATGGGAGAAGACGATGCCATGGTCCCCACCTGAGTCCGTCCGCGCCGCCGCCCGTCGCGGTCTGGAGCTGCGCGAGTCGCAGCCCCCGAGCAACCGCGGCGGAACGGCTGTCGGCTTGGCCCGCGCTCGCGACCTCGCCGGGGGTCGGTCCGTGTCCGACGACACGATCCGCCGGATGGTGTCGTACTTCGCCCGGCATGAGGTCGACAAAGACGGCGAGGGCTGGGGCGTAGACAGCAAGGGCTATCAGGCGTGGCTCTTGTGGGGTGGCGATCCCGGCCGTCGGTGGGCTGAATCGATAGCGAGACGGCTTGACGCCGATTCAAACGCGAGGTAGCATCCTGACAGCCCATCGGTCCACGGCCCGTCAGCCCGTGCGTAGGAGGCTCCATGCCGGAAGGCGATCCGGATTCGCTCATTGACGTCACCGACCCACCCCCGGATGTGAAGGGCGAGGACACGCGCACGGTTCCGCTGTCGGTGCTCCAGATCGAGCGCCGCAAGGCAGCCACCGCCGCCAAGGCGCTCGCCGATGCGCAGGCCCGAGCGGCGGCGCTGGAGAAGGAGCGAGACGAGTACAGGTCGGGCCATGAGGCATGGTCCAAGCATTCGGCCGCCGAGAAGGCCCGCACCGCTGAGGCGCTGTCCAAGCGGATCGCGTCGCTCCCCGACGACATGCGCGCCGAGATCGAGAGCGACATCGCCGACGGCATGTCAGAGGCGCAGATCTTGCGCGGCCTGGACCGCGCCGAGCGGTTGAGCAAGTTGACTGCGCCGGCCGTCGAAGACAAGCCGGCGCACCCCATCGGCGGACGCAGCGCAGGCGGCGCACCCGCCGCGGACGAGTTGACGCCCGAGATCAAGGCGTGGGTCGAGACGCAGAGGCCGGATCTTCGGGGCGTGTCCCCGGACGTGGTTCGGAAGATGCACCAGAAACTCGTTCCCAAGAAGAAGTAGGAGGCGGCTCGCCTCCGCACCCAAGGAGGCTAGATGTCGCTCAACTACGGTTACCGCTACGGTGGTCGCAACCCCACCCTGTTGCCTGTCCAGGCGGCCGAGGTCTTCACCGTCGGGCAGATGATCTCGCTCGACTCCAACGGCTTCGCGCAGCGCGCATCGGCCGGTGACAAGGTCGTCGGCGTCGCGATGGGTGACGTCACCAGCGTGACCACCCCGTCGGCGGACGGCGGCCTGTCGACGGTAGTCGACTGCTCGGCGGACTCGGTCTACCTGTTCGTCCCGGACGCGGGGACCGTGACCCAGGCGCTCGTCGGCAAGACCTGCGACGTCGGCGGTCCGCAGTCGATCGACATCGACGCGAGCGCCGACGACTGCATCCTGATCCGCGCCGTCGACACCACCGCCAACACCCTGCTCGTCTCGATCGTCGCTGGCACGATCGGCGGCGTGGCCTGATAGGAGCATCCCATGTCCATGACGCTTGACGCGAGCCAACTCCCCAAGTACGCGACCAACCTCGGTTACGAGGTCATGGCCGACGCCTACCAGCCCGAGACGGCGATCTACCCGCGCCTCGGCCGCGTGATCCCGGTGGCGGCGATGTCCGACGCCCCCTACGGTCACAAGGCCGTCGGGCTCGTTGGCGCTGGCACCCCGACCCGCCGCCGCGACGGGCAGAAGGTCTCGGCGCAGTCGATGGGCGAGGGCTACCCGTGGCAGCTCGCCTGCGAGGAGTACGCGGACGAGATCGGCATCCCTGACGCGCTGTTGGAGGCGGCCGACGCCCAGCGCCGGGTCAACAGCCTGATCACCGAGTTCGTCACGACCTACAGCCGGAACGCGATGATCCAGAAGGAGACGTTCATCGCGGGCATGTTCCAGAAGGGCACGATCGCCGCGGGCAACACGACCTACTTCGACAACGGCTACCCCGGAAACCCCGACTCGAACCGGGGCAAGATCTACGACGGCAAGCCGTGGTTTGCCGCGACCGGCAACGCCCACCCGTTCAAGCAGTACACCGCGGCGGGCGATGAGGGCGTGAACCTCGTCGCGTCGCTGGCGCTGGATGCGACCGCTCTGGACACGGCCTACCGGGCGATCAACGTGACCAACTCGCTGGACGAGCGCGGCAAGCGCATCAGCCTCACGCCCCGGAAGCTGTTGGTTCCGGCGATCCTCCGGACCACGGCGCTCCAGTTGCTCAACTCCGAGCTTCTGCCCGGCGCCGCGAACAACGACATCAACGCCAACCGCGGGCTGGTCGAGCCGATCATCAGCCCGTACCTCACCGACGACGCGTCCGCCGCGAACACTGCCGCGTGGTGGCTGGGCACCGACGACTTCGGGCTCACCATCGTCGACAGCGGCGCCCCGGTCCTGACGACCTACCGCGACGACTCCACGAAGACGACCATGATCCAGCTGGCTTACCGCTTCGGCGCGGCCCCCCACGACTGGCGCATGGCGTTCGCCGCGAACAAGGCCACGTCCTGACCTGAGAGGTAGTCGTGGCCTTCACCTACTCGCCCACCACCGACCGCGGCCGCGTCCGCCTCCGACTCTCCGACACCCGCGCCGAGCGTGCGGCGTTCTCGGACGAGGAGATCGACGCCCTGCTTTCGGACGAGGGCGGGTGGATGGGGGCCACGATCGCGGGTGCGCGGATCCTCATGACGGACCGCGCCCGGTTCTCGCGCATCTACTCGAACGCTGAGGGCTCGGTGGATGAAACCGCCGGGCTCGCTGCCTTGCAAGCCGTCATCGAGCAGATGATGGCGAAGACCACCCAGGCGCTCCCGACGGTTCTCGTCCGGACGCTGGGATCCCAACCGATGGACCCCTACGATCCGAGGTGACCTGTGGCTGATGTGCAGACCTTCCGCAACTCCGCGGGGACGGCGATTTACAACGTGGACGACTCGGGGGTCGTGACCGCGACGACGTTCGTGGGCGCGCTGACCGGCAACGTGACCGGCAACGTGACCGGAAACGTGACCGGCACCGTGTCCGGCGCGTCGGTCACCGGAACCCTCGTGACCGCGACCATCCTCGCGCTCCCGGCCGCCGCGCCGCAGACGGTCAACATGAACGACGCCGCGCTGGAGCTGGTCTACGGCATCACGGCCGGCGCCGGGCAGTTGGTGGTCACGTCGTCCCGCCTCAACGTCGATGCGCAGTCCGGCGGCGCTTCCGAGGACCTGACCATCGACACGACCGCGTCCGGGCTCGTCTTGGCGATATCGAACGTCGGCGGTGAGGGTGTCGTGGTCAAGAGCAACGGCGGCTCCACCCTCGCGACGATCGCGGCCGGCGGCACGGCGTTGGTAGTGCTCGGCATGGTCATCCTGGGGGCCTGATGTCAACCGTCGCCGCCAGCGTTCCCTACGTTCCGATCCTCGTCCGTGGCCGGACGTCGTCGGTCGTGCTGGTGTGCGAGTCGACGTCTGACGGCTCTAGCCTCACGGTCGCGGTCGGCGGCACGGTCACGCTGTACGACCGGGCCGGCGCGTCGATCGTGTCCGGCACGACCACGGCCGGCGGTGTCGTGTCGCTGGCGGTCCCGGCCGGTGACGCGGTCGGCGCGTGCACGCTGCTGTGGGACGTGACCGCGGGGTCCACGCCGATCAAGATCCGTGTCAACGGCATCCTCGCGCAAGCCGACCTCCTCTGTCCGGTCCTGAGCGGCGACATTGAGCGCGTCATCGCGGCGCTCGAAACCCCGCCGTCCGGAGAAACGACGTGGGCCAAGTCGATCGCGTCGGGCTGGCGGCGGCTGATGGGCGACCTCGTCCGGGTGTCGCGCATCGGCACGGACGCGGAGATCTGGTCATCGTCGGAGGTGTTCGACGCCGCCCTTGCCGCCGCCATGACCCGCGTGCTGTCGACGGCATCGGGCTACGGCGCGCAGCCGTGGCTTGACCATCTCCAGCGGTGGGAGACTCAGTACTCGCACGAGCTAGAGCGGCTGATGGTGACCTATGGCCTGGACGCGGACACGGCGCCGGACACGGACCGTCTGCGGCTGTCGGCTGGCTCGGGCATCGGTGAGCGCATGACCGGCCGGGTGGGCTGATGGCGGTCACGACGGAGATCGGCGGCAAGGCTCGGGGCGTGCTGCGGTTCGACGTGCGCGGCGGGCTACTGGCTG